CTCAATCCCACACCCCTAGTCCCCCAAAATTTCGCGTAAAATTCAATGGTAGTCAACCTAACTACCCTAGCTCCCGCACTCCCCCTTGGCAAAAATCGCTACAATTTATCAAGTTTGTCAACATATACCCTTGACACCCCCTACCCTACCCTACTTAATCCATGGTATGCCTAAATTGATAGAGGATGAATTTACCCATTTACCCCTTTCTAGACAAAGGAAGTACCAGTTGCGGAAGCAAAAATTTAATTGCTGCCGTACCTGCGGTAAACCTATTGATATTTTATTTAGCCCCCAGTACTGCCCTATTCATTATGAAGCTCATAAGGTTTTTGCTAGAACTTCTAAACAGAAGAGAGCTAAGATTAAACGTGAGAAAGCTGAAAAACGTGAGATGAGGCAACTGGCTAAAGATTTAATCGGATGAACTCAAATAATCATTTACGCGCAGCGGCATTTATAGTCATGGTATCTATAGTTTATATTTGCTATGCCCTGTATCACCTCAAATGACCGCTAAAGAAATACAAGAAGTTAAGCTACTTAGAAGGATCCGCTCTTGGTTAATTGAACACCCGGGGGCTACTGTTACCCAAATACACAACATTTTTCATTACGATGTAACCCCACTCTACGAGATGGGACTTGCAAAATACAAGAAAGACAAAGATGGAATCACAAGATGGTACGTCAACGCCTCAAATTCTAAACCGTGGAACTGTTTCACCAGAGCAAAAAAGAGCAACGCTAAACATGGCGAGTAAAGACCTTCCACGCACGAGAGCTTTATTTGATACCGCGATTAGTCCGACAAAGTTAATAGCTATAGCCCGCGTACATTCAAGTAGGGCGGTAGAAGTGTTAGCTGAGATCATGGAAGATGATGTGCAACCACCCGCGGTTCGTATAAAAGCAGCTGAGTTGTTACTGGAAAGAGGCTATGGTAAAACGGCACAAGCAGTGCTCGTATCCACAAACGATGGTAATAACCTTGTTGGCCCTCATTCGCTATCGATTGCTGAGAAGATAGCAGCTTTAAAGGAAGCATCGCAAAAAAGTAAAGACGCTCCTATTGACTTGGAGCCGAGTGCTGCGATAGAAATTTCAAGTGAAGTAATTGAAGAAGACCCAATAGGATAAAAATGAACCCATACGCAATCTGGATACCAAGCAACACAGGCCGACATTTAAAAACATTCGCTACACTCGATGAAGCGCATTTGTTTATCATAAAGTTTGGTGGTGGACTTGAAGTAATAGCTAATACGTTTGAAAACTTCTGATGAAGAACGCTGATCAGTTCATCGGCTTTTGGGAGTATTTCCGTGATGTGTTTGTACCACTAAACAATCTGGAGCTTCCGCTTAAACCTTTACACAAAGGAGCTGCGGAGCTTTTGGAAAAAGCGGTACTTGGAGAACTAAATAAGAGTTTTATTATTGTTAACATTCCCCCGCGCGTAGGTAAAACTAAACTACTCGAGGCTTTATCGACTTGGACATTAGCATTTTTCCCCGATGCACAAATAATCTATACCTGCTATTCAAATGAACTCGCGACAACGTCAGTTAGATACATTCAACAAGTTATCGATTCTCCATGGTACAAGGAACTATTTCCAACTGCTCTTGGAAAAATCAGGCAATCTGACCATTTTACAACAACGTCTGGTGGTAAGGTCTATGGTGACGGCGTTGGTGGTTCTCTTACCGGACTGGGAGCTGGACTCAAGCGAAGAGCCGGAGGATTTATCGTCATTGATGACCCTGCTAAACCAGATGAAGCTCTTTCTCGAGTCGAAGGAGAAAAGCTCAGGTTCTGGTTTGAAAACACGCTCAAAAGCCGCCGTAACTCGTCACAGTTCACGCCGATCATAATTTGTGCGCAGAGACTAGCTACGGATGATTTGCCGGGGTTCGTAATGGAAAACTACCCGAATGACTGCGAGATTATCCGCTTTCCTGCCCTAGTTGATGGTGAAAGCCAGATCCCCGAGACAATATCGACAAAAGACTTACTTGATACGCAGAGAGTAAATCCTTTCGCGTTTGCTGCTCAATACCAGCAAGAGCCTACCATCATGGGTGGTAACTTAATTAAACTGGCTGATTTCAAATATTACGATCAAACCGATCTGCCTAAGATAGAACTTAAGATAATGACTATCGATACGGCGTTAAAGTCAAAAGAAGCAAACAATCACTCGGTTGCACAGGTCTGGGGCAGATCGCAGCACAGGGCGTTTCTTATAGATCAAATTCGTGGAAAGTGGTCGCCGAACGATATGTTGGTTGCCGTGAGACGATTATACGAGAAACACAACAGATCTGGTAGTCCAATGAGCTATGTGGCCGTGGAAGAAGCTGCAGCGGGTTATAATCTGATGATTGAACTTCGTAAGCGTGGCATACCCGCGAAAGGTATTATTCGCATAAAAGATAAAGTAAGCCGTGTTAAGATGGCTTTACCTTATCAGCAGACAGGTATGGTGTATTTACCTAGACAAGCGAGCTGGTTATCGGCTTTTGAGATAGAACTTGCTCAATTCCGCGAAGATGGCAAATCCAGTCAAGATGACCAAGTGGACTGTTTTTCTGACGGAGTAAGTCTTTTACTTGGTAAAGCTACCTCAATCTTGCAAGTTTTGGGTCAGAAGAAGAGGAAATAGCTATGAATGATGTTCTTCCCTTCAGTATTTCGGATGTGGTGTTTAGAAAGATATCCGATGAGCCGGGGATCATAATTGGTGTCATTTACCGCGGAAAACCGCCGAATCAGGTAATGCTCTATCAAGTCACATGGCAGGACAACCATACCGAGGATCATTACGCTTTTGAACTACAAAAGGAAAAACCCGGCTTTGATATGGTTAGAGCTTTAGATGACTAATCTGTATTGACATCTTACCTACAGGTCTTCAACGCCTTTAATGAGGGGCGGTGTCACGCGGACACAGGTGCACGGCGCATCGGGGAAACGGCTGGTATCCAATCCAACTCCCTCTTTATACTTTGGGAACCATTTCGGTGATTCCAAATTTAGTTTTGCCCTCGGGTAAGAAGAATTGCAGGATACCAGTAGTTTTTATGTGGTCTAGCTGTATTTGCGAGTCGGCGTAGATCTTATACCCTACTTCACGGCAAATTTTACAAAAGTAAAAATCTTCGCTATATCTGCGTCCACCTAGAGTTCCCATCCAAAAAAACTCGGTAGCGGTCTCTCCGCGGAAACCTACGTCCTCTATGGTGAAATTCTGGCATAATCCGCTCACGGCAAGTGTATTTATCACTTCTGAGTCTATGCACATAAAACCTGTGCAAAGTTCCACAACTTCCCAAAGTTCGGGAAATTCCTTAGACCAGCGTAGCCAACCGTTATAAGACCAGCTTAAAGTCTTGCCTAAGCGTGGATAAAGCCCGCCTACGATACCTACAGGGTATTGAACTACCCTAAGTATGTCATCGGCAGTAAATTTTACATCTGAGTCAATAAAAAGGAGTTTGCCACAGTCGGAGTGGCGAGTGCGCCACGCATGAATCAATAAATTGCGGGCATGGGCTACATCGCATCCTCCCATTGGTACTATGACAAACTCAAAGTCTTGCAGTCCTGACGCTATGAGGGACATAAGAGACATACTTGTCTCCCATCTGGTAGAGCCGTCCCCTATAGCCATACCGATCATTATACGCTTTTTACTTGGAGTATTTGTTTGCATGATACATTTAATGCTTGAAAGACTTATATCCATACGTCAAGAGATTTTGAATACATGACACCCGCGAGCAAAAGGGTAAACGGTTTGAATGAACTTTTAGAAGGTATCTTCGCCGGCGACCCCACAGGACAACAAACCATTTCCCTGCCATTCACCCTTGCAGAGAGTAGCTCCTACACGCCTTTAACGCTCAATCGTATCTTACTTTCTTACTCATTTATGAGTATCGGTCTAATTCAGACCGTGATTAAGCAACCAGTTGAAGACGCGTTTCGTGGTGGTATTGAGATTATTTCGGATGAACTCGATGAAAAAGAGATCGATTTAATCCAAAACATGATTAAGCGGACTCGCACCCGCAGTACTAAGTTTAAACGTCCAATTAATCCAAATGCTGCAATTCACCGCGGGGTGTCCGATATTGCAACAGCAATGAATGTTTTAGACTGGAGCCGTCTTTATGGTGGTGCAGGTCTAATTATTAACACAGATCAAGACTTTCAGACAGAATTAAACGTAGATAGTATCAATGCCGATACTCCGCTTGAATTTATTGCAGCAGACCGCTGGGAGCTAATTCTTAGCCAAACTAACATTTTCGATGAGCGTAACCCAGTTCCATTCAATTTTTATGGAATCCCACTCCACCGTTCTCGCGTAATCAAGGTTCTTGGTGTAGAAGCTCCTTCTTACATTCGTTTACGCTTACAGGGCTGGGGTATGTCTGAAATTGAGCGTTGTATTCGTGCAATCAACTCTTTCACAAAATTTGAAAATCTAATCTTTGAATTACTCGATGAAGCAAAAATCGATGTATTTAAGATTCAAGGCTTCAATGATAGCCTTTTAACCCCTGAAGGTACTAGCAACACACAAGAGCGTGTGATGTTAGCTAATCGTCTTAAGAATTACCAGAACGCTTTAGCGATGGACGCTGAAGACGATTATATGCAAAAGCAGCTTTCATGGGGTGGTTTAGCAGAAATCTGGGAACAACTACGCTTAAACTTATCATCGGCACTAAAGATTCCGATGAACAAACTATTCGGCCAATCAGCTACAGGCTTTGGCGGTGGACAAGACGCATTAGAAAATTACAACGCGATTGTAGAACAAGTCCGCAATGACGCGGAACCAGTATTAACCGAGATCATTGATCTGCGGATGAAGCAAGCTTTTGGGTATATTCCTGAGTATCAAATTAAGTGGCAGCCTCTGAAAGTTCTTGATGGTGTCCAAGAGGAACAGGTCAAGACTTCAGTGCAAAACCGAATCATCCAGCAATTCCAAGAACGTCTAATCACAGGTCTCGAAGCTTCAAAGATGCTTAAAGCCGAAGATTTATTACCAATGGATACGGAAGTATCTCAAGGTATTCGTGACGTTGAGCCTATGGCAATGGTTGAAATGACGGCGGCTAAATCTCAAGAAAATAAAAAGCCTGAAAAAAGTGATAAGTGAAACGAACTCTAGCCCCGATCGTTCACAAAGATCAATATACTGATCTTATTGAAGCCGACCTTTTGGAATATCTAAAAGAAGTCGTCTTTGATCCTATATTTGAAGAAGCTAGAGAAGAAGATCTTCCTATCAGAGAAAATGATACGGAAGTATTAAGGCTAGCTTTAGAAAGTGGTCAAATTTGGTATGCCGATGGCGTATTTACTGGCAACTTTAATGCAGCCATTTCTAGGGAACTTCGTAAGCTAGGAGCTGTAAAAGTTGGTAACGGTTTCCAATTAGCCCAGCAGGACATACCACTTAACTTAAGACAGGCTATTATGGCCTCTAAAGCTAAGTCCGAAAAGCTACACAAGGCACTTATTGTGCTTTTAGAGGTTATGGCGGTTAATTTGTTATTAGCACCAACTGGTATCAATTTCTTAAATACGGTTGACAGAATTGGAACAGACCTTCAAAAGCAGTTTTTAGACACAGTAACCGACATTAAGGGTATTACGGTATCTTCTGAAGTTCCTGCGGGAATTTTGAAGTCTATGCGTGAACGCCTTGTAGAAGGAACTGATTTCGAAATCAAAAATTTTACCTCTGAATTAACTCAAGAACTTCGTGCTAAAGTTCAACAAAATCTTTTCGCTGGTGGCAGAGCTGATAGGCTTCAAAAAATCCTTGAAGCAGAATACGGTATTGCCAAACGTAGAGCAAGATTCATTGCTGAAAACGAAACCAGTCTTGCAGTCAGTCTGTTCAGACAAGAAAGATATAAAGAAATCGGCAGCACGCAGTACATCTGGGGCACGTCCCATGACGCGAAAGTCCGCAAAGACCACGAAACGCTCGATCAAAGAGCCTTCAGCTGGTCAAGCCCTCCCATCGTTGATACAGCCACAGGTCGCAGGGCGAATCCGGGCGAAGACTACAACTGTCGCTGCGTTGCAATCCCGATAATAAATTACAATGACTGACGTATTAGAAGCATCAACAACACAATCATTCCTTCGCACTGCTGAAGGAGATAGCTTATTGCGTTTCAATTTTACCACCGCGTCTAAATTCCGTTCACGTTTTATTGAACCCGGGATTATCTCCTATGCAGATATGCAGAACGGTGGTATTGAACTTCTCAGAAAAGAGACCATAGACAAGTGCCTACAAACTGCTGTAGGAAATCCACTCACTATTGGTCATGTAGATATTAGCCAAGTCGATCGCACCGAAGTAGAGAATGGTATTGTTGAAACAGTATCTTACGATCCTAAAGACGGCTGGTATTATTGCGAAGGAACGGTTGATACCGATTCTGCTAAATCAAAAATGCGTGCAGGACTTCGCCCATCATGCGCGTATGAAGTAACCTCTTTCGGCCCCGGCGGCGTGTATCACGGTATTCGATACGAGCGTGAAATCACAGGGCTAAAATTTCAGCACCTAGCCATCGTGGAAAAACCCCGGTATGAAGGCGCTGTATTTCGTTTAAACTCGTTCGTTTCAAAATCAACTAACAATATGTTAAAGATATTCCAAAAAGCTCTTGAACGCCTTAATGGTGCTCAGGACACAAAGTCAGAAAAAGTAACAGAAATTCCGGGTGAGACATTAGTCGAAGTCGATGGCAAGTCGGTTCGTATGAATGATCTTATGTCCGTGTGGAAAACACAAAAAGGCCAAGTTTTCGAAGCATCAGCAGATGATGAAGTAGAAATCGATGGAAAACGTATCCGTATGCACGAGCTTGTAAATTGTTACCGCTCGTATGCAGCATCCTGTGCTTCTGGTTCAGATCATGCTCATGCAGGTCATATGAAGCACGAAGCTGGTCATCCACATCACGCAGAAGCTAGTGCTATGAAGCACGAAGCTAATGTTGATACACATATGATACATGAAGCTGCAATGTCTGGTATGCATAAAAGCGATTCATCGATGCATAAAAACGATGAACCCAACATGGAAGCTATTCACAAAACAGACAAAGGTGAACCTGATCCAGCAGATCAAGAAGAGCACAAACGTGAAAAAATGGTTGAATCAATCAACCGCGATAATTCCGCTGCTCCAGCAGTCGCTGCTGTAATTCCAGTTGCATTACCTGCAGCTCCTGCAGCTAAATCCGAAGAATATTTCCTCAAACTAAGCAACGCTCGTGAGAACGCTGCTATATCAATTGTTTCTCCGTCAACGAAGAACGCTGGTAGTCTCTTGGATCGCGTCGTATCGGGCCAAAGCCGCTACGGTTCCTCCCCTGCGATTCCTAGCAAATAATCAACCTAATATAATATCATGGCTCAGTACACGCAAAATCAAAATCAGTTCGCCCAAACCCTTATGTTGGGTCAGGTGAGCGAAATCCCAAACCCAGATGTGGTTTCGGCTTTATTCAATCCAAGCTCTTCAGCAGTTCTTCAGAATGGTTCCGCTGTAAAGCTTATTACCGGCACATCTCCCGGTATCTTAATCGATGCAGTTTCTGGCCCAACAGATGGCCCAGTATTCGGCGTAGTTACTTACAACCTACGAAAGAACATTTACTCCGCTGGTGACACAATCGAAGTCGCAGCAGGTGGTAGTTATGTAGTTCTTGAATCATCCGCAGCAATCGCTCGTGGTGCTAAAGTTGTATCAACTGCAGCTACTGCAGGTAACGATCCAACCGTTGCTACAGTTTCTTCAGCTTCTACTCAGTACATCACTGGTACAGCTATTGACACTGCTACAGCTTCGGGACAACTACTCCGTGTTAAAATCCAACCTTCCTTTAACGGAACAGTATAATAATTAACTAAAGGAAGTTTAACTATGAAATCAGTATTTTTCCAAACAACCGGTTATGATGCACAGGGTAAGGCTATCAAAGAGCCAGTATTCTTAAAGCACACAAATAACCGCTCAATCTTCAAAAATGGTCTTCGTGAAAACGGTGTGGATCTACGCTTAAACGCTGCAGGCGATACCGCTGAAAGCGCAACAGGCTATCAGATCGTAACCGACACTCTGACTTACATCAAAAAGCAAATTTCCGAACAGAAGTTTTATGAAGTACCAATAGCGGACTTCATTCCAACAGCTGTAGGCGATGGTGCATTTGCTGCTAACTTACTAACAAATCGTACATACCAAGTTGCTGATGACTTCGAAACAGGTAACATCCGCACTGGTGCAAGCAACAGCCGTCTTGCTCAAGTAGACGTAGCTATCGACTCAAAGACTCTCAAGGTCGTAAATTGGGCGAAAGCAATTGACTACACGATTTTTGATATCGAACAAGCTCTCGTTGCTAACAACTGGGATCCAATCGAGCAAAAACATCGTGCACGCAAACGTAACTGGGATTTAGGTCTTCAAAAAATCGCTTTCTTAGGTTCCGCAGTTGATACAGGTGTTGCTGGTTTATTGAACAACACAACTGTTAATGTAAATACTAGCGTAATTACAGCTAACATCAGTACACTAACTCCTGCTAACTTTGCTACATTTGTTGCTACGCTCTTAACAACCTATTTCAGCAATACGAATTCAACGGCTCTGCCAACACACTTCGTAATGCCATATAGTGATTATCTTGGATTGATGACACCAGTAAGTCCTACTTACCCAAACATCCCAATGATCAATTATCTTGAGCAAGCTTTCAAAGCTCTTTGTGGCCCTAACTTCAAGATCCTCCCATTAGCTTATTGCGATGCTACGAATAACACCGCAGCAGGTATCAACAAGCAAGTTTATGCTCTATACCGCTATGACCCAGAGTCAGTTCGTATGGACATCCCAGTAGACTTCACAACAACTCAACCTAACTCAATCAACAACTTCAGCTTTGAAGACGTTGCTTATGGTCAGTACACAGGTGTTGGTTTCTACCGCGCTCTCGAAACATTACTATTCACACATAGCTAATAACTAACATGGCTACATCCCCATTGCCCATTCGTACAGTCGCACCAGCAGATAGTGAGCTGGTGCGGCTTTACAATCAAACAGACCGCGCTTTTACACATGGACTTACTTTAGCCGATGAAAGGCATACAGTAATCCAGTATAAACTCGCAGCTCATTCTTTTGGTAAAGTTGCTCCTGAAGTAGCTTCAATGTGGCTCGAATGGTTTCCGAACCAAGTCGTAACCGCAGAAGAAGCAGTTACTGCAGTTCAGGGAGCGCGTAAAGAAGCAGATGTTGCCAAAGAACAATTAGCCGAAGCTCAGAAAAAGATAGAAGAACTACAAGCTAAACTCCCGAAAGAGAGTCCAGCACCAAAGTCTCGTAAAAAAGACATAGCATAACATGGCATACACCGTTCCAGCAGTCGCTGATTTTAAAGCCCAATTCGTTAGGGATTTCCCTTACGCATTGCCCGGCTATGGCGGCTCTGGAACGGCTGTTGTCAGTTCTGGCGTTATCACATCAGTTGCTGTTACAACCGCGGGTTCATCCTATTTAGTACCGCCAACAGTAACAATCACCGATCCTACAGGGTCTGGTGCAACGGTCACTTGTACCTTGGGTGCAGGTGGATCGATTACAAATTTCTCAGTTTCTTCAGGTGGCTCTAATTATACTGCCCCTGTCGTAGTATTATCGGGTGGTGGTGGCGATGCCAGCAACCCCGGAAAAGTCCAAGATGCAGACATCAATACTGGACTTGCATTAGCTTATGTTAATTGCAATCCTGCGTTTTTTCAGACGCAGCAACTTTATACTTTAGGCTTTCTGTATTTAGCCGCTCATTACATGGTAGTAAACTTGCGTAATTCTATGCAAGGCATAGCAAGTAAATACAACTGGCTTACATCTAACCGCTCTGTTGGTAGCATTACTGAAGGGTATGAAATCCCAGAGCGTGTTCGTAAGTCCCCTATTCTTTCTCAACTTAGTACCACTACTTATGGTGCTCAATATCTCACGATGACTATCCCACAGCTCATCGGCAACTACGCTACTTTCTATCGTCAAACACTGCCGTGAGACCTCCAATAAAACGTGGTTCAATTTCTTTAAAAGCTGGAGACGTTTCTTTGGATCTTTCTGGTTTAAAGATGCTACAAGCTAACCTTGATAAACAAGGTAAGATGCACTCGGAAGTGGGTATTTTCAGAAGTAAAGCTTCAAGACAAAATACTCAAGGTCACAATTTAAGTAATGCTGAAATTGGAGCAGTTCACGAATTTGGTAGCCAATCAAGAAATGTACCTCGTAGGTCTTTCTTATGGGTTCCATTAATTACTCAACTCCGCAAGCGTTTAGCTAAAATTGGAGATGATGTATTTAAAGCTTTATCAGAAGATAAGAGCCTAAAACCTGCTTATCAAAAGCTCGGTTTAGAAGCTGAAGCAGTAGTAGATGGTGGTTTTGCTTCCAATGGTTATGGTAGGTGGCAGGGTTGGACAGGTATGGATAAAAAGTCCACACGCTATGGTACTCGGATTACTAATGCAGCTCGTAGGGCTGTAGGAGCAGAAGGTCTTATTGGCCCAATCCGTATGTCTATTTTAGTTAGAACTGCACAACTTCGTAGATCTATAAGCTCAAGGGTATCTAACAAATGATCGCAATCACTAACGCAGCCTCAGTTGAAGATTTTCGCACTACTGCGGTAGATTTTCCGCGCATGGACGGAGCTATGGGTGGCTGGATGCAATCTATAGTTTTAGGTCTAATTATTACCTTTATTGACCCTTTAACAGGTAAAGCCCAAGAAAGTACTCGTTCAATCACTACTGCGGGTATTTTACAGCCTTTTAATGATGAAGACTTAAAAATCCTTCCAGAAGGCGATCGTTCATGGATTTGGTATAAACTTCATGCTTTACCTACTTTAGTCCTTAATACTAACGATAAAGTCAAATTACCCGATGGTAATAGCTATCGAGTAATGTCTAAACGCGATTATAGCCTGTACGGCTATGTTGAATACAACCTACAAGGAGATTATGTCACAGCCTGATACAATTTCCTTATTAGTTCAGCTTATTAGCCAGTCTTTGAACCTAGAAGAAGGTAGGGTTCGTAGGTACAATCAAAGGGCTAAACTACCCCAAATCGACAATTTATATATCGATATAGCCTATTTAACGGCTCATATCTTTGGTAATAATGCTCATGCGGAGACCGATCCTGTAACTGGTAATTATAACTGGGTACAGGTTCTTAACCGTAAAGAGACTTATGCCATCAACCTATTCTCTGTTAATTCTGATGCATACGATTATTTAAATCAGGTACTTTTTTGTTTTAAGTCCGATTTAGCTAATCAATTTATGGATCAGTACAATTTTCAGATTGCCCCCATAACATCCGATCCGCAAGATTTAAGCGCGGTTGAAGGGCCAGCGGAGCTGACTCGTATTCAATTTCACGTTACAATCTTACGCGGATACACTCAAACTACTACAATCAACTATTACGATCAATTTCCGGGAACCCCCGCCCTTATCACTCAGCCTTAAAGGATTCGCTATATGCCTACTCTCTCAATCAGTAATATCGTCAATGTCTCGGTTGCTTCTCCACAAGCAACACTTTCTAACTATTCCGTCAATAATCTAGCAATCCTTACTAAGGATGTACCTGTACAAAATTATGGTCATGGTGCTATTGTTGGAGCAGTTACATTATCAGGAACTTCTATTTCAGCTATTGCTGTAACTAGCGGTGGTTCGGGTTATACTACAGCTCCAGCTGTTATTGTAACAGGTGGTGGTAATGGTTCAGGTGCTATTGTTACCGCAACAGTAGTATCTGGAGTTATTACTCAATTCAATGTTATAAATGGTGGTACAGGCTATACATCAACACCAACCATTATTGTAGCAAATTCATATCAAATTTACTCAGATCCAATTTCAGTTGCTAATGACTTTGGTGGATCTAATGGCTCTGTTGAAACCACAGTAATGGCTCAAGCAATTTTTGCTCAAAGCCCAAATATTCTTTCTGGTGGCGGCCAATTAATTATTTATGCGATGTCTTCTTCAGACACGCTATCAACTGCACTTACCGCATTATCACAACAAGTATATTTTGGCGGTTCTGTATGGGCAGGTTATTCACCAAGCACTTCAGAAATCGAAGCAGCTGCTACTCTTAATGAGTCTTTCTCACCACCAAGATTACTTGGTGTTTCCAGCGGATCTATTTCCGATCTTCAATCAGTAGCTGCAGGTGGTACAGGACTCTTTACTACAATTCAGTCTGCTACTCAAAAGCACTCGCGTATGATGCTTTATACGCCAGTTGATACATTCCTTGCAAACGGTTACATTTTAAATGCTCGTACTGCAATGGCTGCTTATATGTCGCGTTTAATGTCTACAAATTTCTATGGTACTAATACAACAAGTACTATGAATTTGAAGCAGCTTGCTAATATCCAAGTTGATCCAAACATTAGCCAAACAGTTCTTAACCTCTGTCAAACAGTTGGTGTAGATGTTTATTGTAACATCGCAGGATTACCAGAAGTTATTTCAACAGGCGGTAATGATTATTCCGACAATGTTTACAATTTAGGTTGGTTCGTTGGAGCTAACATGGTTGCTTTATTCAATGCTTTAGCTGGTACACCTACAAAGGTTCCACAGACAGAAGCAGGTATGAGCACTTTAAAAGCTGCTATGAATGGCGTAGCAGTACAAGCAGTTGCTAATGGTTTCTTAGCTCCCGGCGCATGGACTAATTCTTATACTATCGGTGATCCAGTTGCATTAAATCGTAATATCGCTTCAAACGGATATTACATTTATTCACAGCCAGTAGCTAACCAAGCTCCAAGTCAAAGAACCGCTCGCATTGCTCCACTTATTCAAGAAGCAATTAAATATGCTGGCGCAGTTCAATCCGTATCCGCTGTTATTTACGTCAATCCTTAATACTATCCTACCATGGCTTTTATTTCAGTCTCAGGTAATGATACAATCATTATCAACAATCAGCTCCTCACGGCTTTTGCCGATGGGGATAACGCTAAACTAACATTCCCTAACGAGCTTGTAACTGTTAAGCCCGGTAAAAATGGCAACACGCTATTTGCAACTATGGCTGCAGGTCGTCTTGGTGAATTTGTAATCAACCTTATTCGTGGTAGCAGCGATGATGCTTTCTTACTCACGCTTCTTCAGCAGCAAGAAAACGATCTACCATCATTCAATTTACTTGATGGCGTATTTGTAAAACGTATCGGTGATGGAAATGGTAATGTATCTAACGACACATATTCATTAATCGGTGGCGTATTTACAAAGCGTTTAGAAGCTACTTCAAATGTTGATGGTGATACAAAACAATCTGTTGTTGAATATCAGATCAAATTCTCTCAAGTAGGTCGTCAGATCACATAATTCTTTCCTAATCCCCAATCGCCATGAAAGAAGTTAAATTATCATCAGGTGCTATCCTCGGTCTGCAAATGGCAGATTTCGAGGATGGTACTGCATTATATCAAACCCTATGCGCGGAACTTGTAGGAGTTCAGATTCCAATGCAAACCACAGATTTAAAATCTATGGCAGGCATGGACATATCTGTTCTCAAAGACGCGTTCCTAAAACTGATGGCTTCAAAAGCTATTTATTCGCAGGTTTGGAAATGCATGAACAGTTGCACTTATGCACCTGCAGGAACAGAGGCTCCACTCAGAATCTTGAAAAACACGTTTCAAACGGAAGAAGCTCGCAAAGACTTTCTTCCAGTTGCGTGGGAGGTGTTATCTTACAATCTCGCCCCTTTTTTCGAAAGCCTCGGATCTCTGTTTCAGGCGCAAAGCGGAGTAGCAGTAACTCCTCAAGCGTAAAGATTGAGAGTGAATTACCACTCTCTACCTTTATTGCTCTCAGGCTTTCTAAAGAGGGTTATGGAACTCCTCTTGAAATCCTGCGGATGCCAACTGATTTAATTTTAGACACCCTACATTATACTATTGCATTAGCCGAATACGAAGAAACTTTAATACAACTTAATAAGGATAAATCATGACGATAGGCGAGCTACTTGTTAAGTTACGTTTTTCAATAACCGGTGAACAGAATCTATCTGTAATAGAAAACCGTCTTCAAACTGCCGGTAATCTTGCAGGTGCATTAGCTACACGTTTAACAATAGCTACTACTGCCCTTGGAGTAATAGCCTATAAAGCATTAAACGCTTCAGTTGCCTTATCTAAATTCCAGCAAGTAACAGGAATCTCTTCCAGAGATTTACAACAATGGCAATATGCTGCAGCCAAATTTGGTGTAGCTGGTGATGAAGTAGCTACTACTTTTAAGAATATTGAACAAGCTCAAGCAGGTATTGCTTTGGGCGAAGGTAACATTGCTCCATGGCAATTACTCAATATTGACCCAAGACAAGACCCAAGAAAAGTTCTTCTTGATATACATGATCGCATACAAGGTATGCAACCCGCTATGGCTCGTTTTGTTACTAGCCAAATGGGTATTGGCGAGGATATGTTTGTTTTCTTAAGCCAAGCTAATATTCAGTATGGAGAATTAAATAAGAAGTTTGAAGCCAGTGAAGAAGAGAATAAGCGGCTAATGAAATTAAATGGCCGTATAGAACAATTTAAAACTAAGCTTCTTGATTTAGGTATTAAAATATTTTCTCACTTTCAAAAGCCACTTGAAAAGTATTTAGATTATTTTGATAAATGGTTAGATAAATTAACTGATAAACAGATAGATCAATTTGCAGAATCTTTTGTAACTCTTGCTCAATATGTCGGGTATCTTACTGCAGCTTTAATAGCATTAAATGCTGCAAGTTCTGCTTTTACTATTGGTGCTGGATTATTAAAACTTTTAAGTTTCTTTGGTGGCGGTGTTGCCGCAGCAGCTGGTGGAGCTGCCGCCGCTGAAGCAGGAGGTGCAACTGTAGCGGGCGAAGTTGTTGTTGCTGAAGCTGGTGGTGCTGCAGTTGCAGGAGGATTGGCTGCAGCTGGATGGGCAATTATAATTCCATTAATGGTAGCCTATGCTGTCATGACTGCTAAAGCTATGAAATCCGCAGTAGAAGATAATACTTCGGGTCAATCATTAATGTATAATGCTAAAGTAGGATCTTTTAGTTCTTATAAAAATCCAGAATCAACTTCTCAGATTACAGTCAATGCTCCTATAACAGTTAATGGTGCAACCAATCCACAAGAAACAAGTAAAGCAATATCAGATCACATCACCAAAACTTTAGGCAGAGTTAATGTTCAAACTCCTCAAGGTTATGGTAAACCTGCAACACCTTAAAACTCATGGCTGATAATATAATACCTTCCGAAGAGCAGGGAATATTTGTAGGTCTTACAAATACACCTGAAGGTGCTGCTTTAGTTACTCCTGAAAATTTACCATTAGGCGTAGCGGGTTTTTTATTTGATATTGAGGGTGAAGATGTATTTGAACTTCGTTCTGATATTACTGACCACTATATTGAAGATAATACTACAGTACAAGATCAGTGGGGTCGTTTACCAGAACGCATAACTTTAAATGGTTACGTTGGAGAGCTTGTAGGATATTTATCTAATCCGAACCCACCAGTTACACAGAAAGGTGTTAAGCTTCCACTTCATGCTGCATTAATGCCTTCCATTGCTTTAGGTTTTGGTTTACCTGCATCTACTATTCCTGTTGTAGGTTCTTTTGTAGCTCAGATAGCGGGTAAACTTGGGGCTTCTGCTAATATTGCTCAACAAATTGGTAGCTTTATTACTTCGTCTCAGCCTTCAAATGTATCAGCAGTACCCGGCTTTGTAGCAGCCGTAGCAGCAAGTAGTAGTTTACCTTCATCAGTTACTAATCAACTTATTGCTTATACCTCTCAAGCAGTAAATGGAACTCCAGCAAACTCGGTTGGAAGTACCGTACCTTTTAGTGTTCAAACTACAAAAGGCTTAAAATCCAATTTAAAAAGCCAATTAACTTCTATGGCTTTCCAAGCCGTAGGCTCTTTATTTGGTGGTAGTGCTGCTAGTGCTCAAACAAAAGCTAATACTTTTGCTCAGTCTCAATACGCGGCTAATTTCTTATTATCAGATCAGCCAATAACTACTCAAAGTAAAGCTGCAGCTTCTAATACTCTATATGAATATAATGGAGTACCAGCTGGTTTAAGTAAACAAGGTGCAGCTTTTGATTTCTTTTATCAGCTTTGGTTAAGTGCTCAAACGTGTTCTGTTGAAACTCCTTGGGGTATTATGAGCAACATGGCTATTGAAAATCTTCGTGTTACTCAAACTGAAGATAGTAAATACATATCAGATTTTTCAATTACTTTTAAAAAAATTAGATATGCAAAAAATGTAACTGTAAATTTTAATAATTTATCTGGCAGATGCAATAACATGGTTTCTGTCGATCAGCCAAATTCCAGCGCTAATGTTTCTTTAATTCCTGTAGATCTTGGTACAGTTCATTTTTAAATTCTATGAACGCATATTTAATTCAAGGCATAAATCAAGGTACTACTCAGAATTTCAATCTTTCCATTTCAGATGGTAGTATTGTTAATATGACCATTTATTATATTCCTCAGCAGATGGGTTGGTTTTATGATCTATCTTGGAATAATAATACTTCATCTATTACATTAAATGGTAGGCGTATTGTCTGTTCGCCAAATATGCTTAGACAGTATCAAAACAATATCCCTTTTGGTTTAGGTTGTTCTACCGCTGATAACACAGAACCTATGAATGTAACTGATTTTACCAGCGGCTTTGCAAAATTGTTTTTGTTAGATGGTGTTGGAGTCTTTTATATGGAATCGAATTATTACGCTCCACATGATTAGTAATAATCCTACATATACTTTATCTATAGAATGTGGGCCATATAAACCTGTTATTGGAAGTCCATATCGTGATGCTTCACAAACTGTAACTATCCAGTTACCGATTACTTGTGAATTTGAAATACAAAGACAATTTTGGGGTAGCTCACAAACTGCTACTTTTACACTTTATAATTTAAAAGAAAATACCCGTAATCTTTTATATCACGATCAGTACGCTTATTTAGATAGAGCTAATATTCAATTCAAAGCTGGATATAATGGTCAAGAGGTTTTGCTTTTTAATGGGTGGGTGCGGTGGGCTTATAGTAAAAGGCCGGGTAGGGATTTTTTAACCGTTATTGAGGCTTTCGATGGTGCTCATGCTTTAGCTAATTCTTTTAGTAGCTTCAATGCTTTACCAAGAACGTCATTAAAGAATGTTCTTTATACTTTAAATCAGGACTTTGTTAGCACTTATAAATTAGCTTCAACCCCGCTATTTGGTAATATTCCTGACAATACGTCTTTTACTAATTTAAGACCTTTAGCCATGTATGGCCCTACGGCTAACTTATTAAAGGCATTTTTGCCTATGTCAGTTTCAGCTACAATCGATTTAAACCAATTAAAAGTATTGGGTTATAATGATGTATTAGATTTACCTGAGATACTTATAGAAGCTGAAACTGGACTTCTTGAACCCCCAGAACGCTCTGGAGCTATGGTAGTAGCTAAAACGCTATTTAATCCACAGGTTCAAATGAATCAAACAGCTAGATTAAATAGCGTAGATAATTCGATTTTTAACCGTGTTTATCAAATAAGAGGCTTTAGCCATAAGGGCCTTATTTCATTTTCTGTTGGTGGTCAACGTACTACAACATATAGCCTTTGGTATGGTACAGAAGCTCTCCAATATATACCCGCCCCACCAACTTTAACATGAGTACTTATCCCACACCTACTCAATCCCCTATTCAGCCAGATGAAAGAGGGCTACAACTTTTATTAAAAGATGAGCTTTCTAGGGATTTAAACTGCCATCAAATAGGTATAGTACAAGCGTTTTACCCTGCTACTCAGACTGCCGACATTAATATAAACATAGCAGAGGTATATAATGGGACTCTTATTAAGTATCCCACCCTATTATCTGTCCCAGTAATAATCCCTCATGGTGGGTCTGGAGCTATTACCTTTCCGATTACTAAAGGGGATATATGCCTAGTTCTTTTTAATGATAGGGATATGGATAGCTGGTATACCTCGGGTCAAACAGGTAATGCCCCCAACACTACACGAACTCATTCTTTATCTGATGGAATTGCTTTAGTTGGCTTATTTTCTGGTAAAAACCCATTAAGTACTTACTCTTCAACCGATACACAATTAATCGGCTCTGGCCCTATAACTTTATCTCTTGGGTCAGGTAAAGCTAAATTAGCAAACAGTACTACCGACTTACTTACAACTTTAACTTCTTTAATATCAGCATTAACTTCTTGGCATAATACTGACGGTACTACTCCAAACCCAGCTACTGTGACAGCATTGACTAATGTTCAAACCGCACTTAATAATTTGTTGAAAACATGAGCATGATTTTTAGAGCAATAGATCCTGCTACTGGGGATTGGAATTTTGGTAATGGCCTTGGGAGTTATCTCACGGATGAGAAAGCTATTGAGGTTAATATAGCTACGGCCATTAGGTCTTTTTACAATGATGCTTTTTGGAACGCTACCTTTGGTATTGATTGGATAAATCTATTAGGTACTAGAAATACACAAGCCACGATTAAGATTCAGCTTACTAGCTTATTATCTAACTGCTATGGGGTAGTTAAAGTTAATTCAGTATCTACTTCTTTAAGTAGCAGTAGGAATCTTTCACTGACTTATAATATCAATACCATCTATTCAACTTCAGTTACTAACTCTGTAAACGTCTTAAATTAATATGTCCACCAATTCCATCACAGCCTCGGGGCTGACTATTAAGAGTTTATCGGATGTTATTAATGCGATTCAAAATGGTGAATCGGGATACCCCGGCCTTTACCAGATTTACGGCCCTACGATTAATCTTAATCCTAATTCACCAGATGCAAATATGGTTAATATATTTGCTTTGGCTATAGAAGATACGCTTGAACTGCTTCAGCAAATTTATACTTCCATGGATCCCGATCAAGCGGTCGGTGTTACTTTGGATAGCCGTTGTGCAATTAATGGCGTTGTTCGTCACGCGGGTACATATACACAGCAACCTGTATTAGTTACTAATACTTCTTCAGTAACTTTACCGGGCTTGGATTTATATCCTACTACTGCTTTTACTGTTTCTGATGGTACTAACCAGTATCAGCTTTTAACTACAACTACGCTTTCAACTGCAAGTAGTACTTCGTTAATATTCCAAGCGGTGAATATAGGGCCAGTTCAATCTAGCCTTAATTCTATTACTTCTATTGTTACAGTAACTTTAGGAGTTACCTCTGTAAATAATCCTAACACTTATACCAGTCTTGGTGTAGCACAAGAAACAGATTCAGCACTTCGTATTCGCCGTTCATATTCTGTAGCTCAACCAAGTAAAGGATACTTAGCAGGATTATACGGAGCGTTAATAGATATAGATGGAATTAATTATGCTTCTGTATATGAAAATATAACATCTACTACAGACGTTAATGGAGTCCCCGGTCATTCCATTTGGTGTATTGTTTCTGGTACTAATAATTCTACCGTTCAAACAGAAGTAGCAAATGCTATTTACGTTAAACGTAATGCGGGCTGTGGCATGAAAGGTAGTATCTCTATAAGTGTACCACAACTTGATGGTACTAATTTTAGCGTTTTGTTTGATTATGCTACAACTCAGCCCCTGTATTTTAAATGTACGGCTGAAGCAATTACAGGTTCTATTTCTACTTCAAACATAGCTCAATCTGTTTTTAGTTATTTCGCTAATTCTTATAGCATAAATCAAATAGCAGATACTACTTCAATAGTATCTTACATAAAGTCTCAATATCCTAATGTAGTTATTAGTGGTGAAGCGGTATCTAAAGATGGTACTACTTGGTCAACTACAGTAAGTCCTACTGCAGTAAATTACCAATTTATAATACCAGCAAACACTTCTACATATATTAACATTACTTCTTAATGAATCCTAATTTAAATGATGTAGTATCGTATTATCAGAATCGACTGATATTACAATATCGTGGGTTGCCCAAAGCAACTCAAACGGTTGCTATATTATGTAAACAAGCCGTATGTGACTATTTAACTCAAAGCTTACAAGTTGCTTTTGATGTTAATACGGCTGTAGGTGTTCAGTTAGATATTATTGGCAAGTATGTAGGCATTTCAAGACTACAAGGTACTTCATCAACGGTAAATACGTATGGGTTTGAACGCTACCCCGGCCACACAGGTAATCCCAATGGTTTACAAAGATACGCTGGTGGAGTTAATACAGGCATCATTTGGATGCGTTATGGGTATGCTTCAACCAACTCTTTCGCATTATCTGATGATGCTTATCGCATTTTAATCCAGTTAAAGATTATCCTCAATTCCAGTGATAATACTTTATACTCTATTCAAAAGTTATTGAATCAGTTTTTTCCGGGCACAATTACAGTAGTAGATAATACTAACATGACTTTGACTTATTATATTGCCCCAGATATTTCTCAAACAGTTCCTATTTCCATCATAGAACAGTTTTTACCTAAACCAATGGGTGTAGGTATAAATTTTGTGTCCGCAGGTAATTTACGCGTTTTATCAGACGGCACAACAATCCGCACCCTTTCCGACAATACAACAGAGCGTGTAACTACTTAATCTCATGGCAACATCAACAATTCTAGGTATCTCTACCGTAAGAACCGTACCTTTAAGTGACGACTCTTTAGAAGTTCAAAGTGTCGCATCTGGCAGCGGACAAATCTCAGTATCGCTTCTTTGTGGCCGTTTACTCGCTAATAATGTTTATACTATCGGATCAGCGACAAATACCCTATTTACTATCAGCTATGGATCGACATTACCTGTAGTTCCTACTAAGATACGTTTGACGTTTTATACACCATCAACAAGCTCGTCTTTAATTCAGGGTAATGTTGTTAGCGGAACTATTAGTACTACCTCATTTCAAGTTCAACTCTTTGGGCCAACAGGCGATACCACACATTCAATTTTCTGGGAAGCACTAGCATGAAAAAACTATTCCTCTTTTTAAGCTTAATTAGTTTCGGTTTCGCCCAAAGCGTACCACTTAATAATCCAGTTATTACTGGTACAATGACATACCCTGATGGTAGTTATAGTAATACTTCGGGTACTCATTTTACTGGCCCAGTAGCATTAGTTGGTGGTGCAGCAATGTCTGGTACAAGTGCTGCTAATATTTTAGATGTTTCTACTGCATATTTAGGCGGTAATAACATTACAAATAGCGTTATGACAGTTAATGCTTCACAAGTTACAATACCTTCATTTGCTACAGGTGGCAATGGTATGTTATATACTGACTCTACTGGAGCTTTAAATAAAGTTACTATTGGTACTGGACTTAATTTTTCTGCTGGTACTTTAACAAATACTGGTGGTGGAAGTGGTGGCGGAGGAATTGTTAATATTTTAGGTACACCACATGAAATTGGAGTATCAATAACAAGCAATGTCGCAACAATTAGCACACCTCAAGCTATAGATACAACAAGCCAAGTTACATTTTCTGGCATACAAGATAATGGATTCTTTAATTGTACTTTTTCTCCAGCTAATTTTGTTTCTATTAATGCTTCGGGTTACATAACTGCTTCTGGTATTATTACAGGTTATGGATTTAATTTTAATGGCACGGGTACTAATTATATCAATGGTGTAACTCAAATTACTGATGGCACTTCTAATCAAATAATATTAGACCCCATTGGTAAAGTTACTGCCTCAACTAGTGTTTATGGTAATTTAGTTTTAGCTAATTCTTTTAAGTTAGGAGCTACAACTATTACAAGCTGGACTGGAGCTGGTCTTACTACTTCTGGCGGTAATATCGCATTAGCTACATCTGGTGTATCTGCAGGTTCTTATACCAATGCTAATATTACTGTAGATTCTTACGGCCGTATTACTTCAGCTTCAAATGGTTCAGGCGGTGGCGGTGGAACAGGTACAGTAACATCTGTAGCTACAGGTACAGGTCTTACTGGTGGAACAATTACTACTTCGGGTACTATATCCATGCAAAGTGCTTACGCAGGTAATGGTATAGGTACTGTTAGTGGTTTAGCTAAAGGCAATGGCTCGGGTACTATTATAGCTGCTACAGCTGGTGCAGATTATACTACTCCATCTGGTACTGAAGGTTTAAATAATAAAAACATTAACAATTCTAGTATTGGTTCATCTACTCCTTCGACAGGTTCTTTTACTACATTATCCGCATCTGGTACTGTTAATTTTACAGGAAGCGTAATTAACGCTTCTGGCGGCTATCTTAATTTAACTTCTCCAACAGGTACACCCGCAAGTAATGGACAAGGCCAAATTGGTGCTTATTCAGCTTTCGGATTAGAACTTACTGGTAAAGGAAGTACATATGATGTGTTAATGTTTTCACCTACAGGCGGTATTGCCATGGGGATACCCACTGGTACAAACCAAGTACAATTTTCAGGTTTAGTAAAATTAAGTCATTACAGTGTTAGTGGACTTCCATCTGCTAGCGGTAACCAATACGCTGAATGTTTTGTTTCAGATAGTACAGATTCCCCCGGTAGTAACATAGGTAATACTACTTCAGGCGGTGGTGGTTATGTAAGAAAAGTATATTCAGACGGATCTAACTGGTTACTTGAATAAGATTGAATTTAAAAATACAGCCTTTAACTAATACTATCGATGTCTAAGACCATTGTAAGAAAGACAACAAAGCTTTTTGACGGCAACCATACTACCTATTTAGGTGGTAGTGGTTCGCCAACTAGCGACATAGCTGAGTTCGGTACTGCGGTTGCAGGGACACCTGCTTATAGCCAAGACCCAGCACTCATTCAAACTTCTGCTTGGCTCAATGGTTGGCAAGGCGCGGTTACTGCTATTGCAGGAGGTACAACTCAGCCTAATCTTGAAGACGTTAATGCAGTAGAATTTGTAACTTCTTATTTTCTTAACTACCTTTATCAAGAAGGTATTCCTGAATGGGATATAAATACTACTTATTACCAAGGGTCTTTTGCTAAATCTTCTGATGGTCTTGGTACTTTATATGTAAGTTTACAAGATAATAATACGGGTAATGGTTTAAATACCGCTTACTGGATTCCATATATACAAAACATAGTTTCTACTATCAGCCCACAGATTGCTAGAGCATGGGTATGTTTTGATGGTCGTGCAACCACAGGTACAAATTGTACAATCATTGGCGGTGCTGCTTCTTATAACGTAGATCACGTTTATAAAGTATCAACAGGCGTGTATGACATTTTCTTTTCTTCAGGCGCATTACCAAGTGCTAATTATTCTTTTACTGGATCATGTGGTACACAAAACGGCGTAAATAGTATCGCTGGTGATAATAACATTATTACTGGAGCTGGCCCTATTGGAACTCTTGGTATTCGTACCGCAAGCCAACTTCGTGTTTATGCATGGGAACCTTATACAGGTAGTGGCCCTGCTTCAGAAGATTCTAGCTGTATCTCAATCCAAGTATTCGGAGTTTAAACTATGATAGCCGCCCAATATTCACAAGAACCAATACGCCTACAACTCTCCGTAACGGGCGGTTCACCATACGATGCGAACACAGGCACAACGCCACGGATGTGGCGCGCCTCTAACGTGGCATTTCAAGTTGCCGTCTTTGATGCTTACAACAACCCTGTTGACCTATCAAACTTGGCATCAATGCAACTTGTATTGCAACAGAGCAATACTTCGCTAGTGCAATCTGTAGCAATTACTGTACCTGCTTCATCTTTTACTACGACCTATTGTGATTGGGCTGATTGGCAAACAGGGTTATTACAAAATGCAACTTTTAATATAACGGCTGCATTAGCAGATCTTTCTTTAGGCGCGCAATCATCTGCTCAGTATTGGTTAATTGTTCAGGGTTTAAGTACCACGAATCAAGTTATTACTTATACTGCTGGATATATTACTGTAATAAATACAAGTTGGGCATTACCTGTTCCACCGAATTTATACACCAGTGAAAATGAGCAAACTAATGTTAGTGGGAATAATTCAATTCTTCCTACAACCTCTAATCATACTGAGATTATTACTTTCACTGGAACAGCTAGAACAAGTAATATTATTATTTCTACTGCTGGTGCAGTCTCTGGTGCTCATGTAAAAGTAGTATTGTTATTACCAGCAACTTCTGGTATCTTAATAAAGATCTATAATGGTTCTATAACAGGAGTTTTATTAACAAGCATTACTACTACGGGAGGATTTTTATCAGCTACATTCGATTATGTCTGGAGTGTAGGTCAAGGTAAATTCGTTCCAACTCTTTACTCAATCCCCTCTGTAACTTCATGAAGAAGCTAATTGCTTATTTACTCACCGCTTGTGCTTTAGCAGCACAAGTACCTAATGTTAATGTGCAAAAGTCGCCGAGCACTAATGCACTTACTAACTCATTTATTGTAGGTAGTGGAACATCGGTTACTCCCAATGGTACGGGTATAATTATAGCAACTAACGTAAGTGGTAATGTCTCTTGGAATCAAATTACTAATACGCCAAATAGCGCAGCAGGTTACGGAATTGTAAACGGTGCAACTATAGATCAACTGGGTGCATCGCCACAAACAGGTACGGGAGCTATTGTATTCTCTAACAATGCTACGCTTAATAGTGCTACGATGGTTACGCCTAACTTAGGCACACCAAGCTATGTAAGCTTAAACAATGGTAGCAATCTTCCTACAACCGCTTTGACAGGTAAGATCACTAACAGTCAGTTAACTAATAATTCAATTACAGTTACTGCGGGTACAGGTTTATCAGGCGGTGGTAACGTGCAATTAGGTGGTACAATTACTTTAACCAATAATTACAATGGTACAGTCACACAAGTAGGTGGTACAGGAAATGTAAATGGCATTACCTTAACTGGTAATGTTACTACAACTGGAAACCTAACTTTAGGTGGTACTTTGGGAAATATTACTAATAGTCAGCTAACTAATAATTCTATCAATGTTATAGCTGGCAATGGTTTGAGCGGTGGTGGCAATACACAACTTGGAAGTTCAGTTACCCTTAGCAATGCTGGTGTAACAAATATATCTACAGGTACTGGCATAAGTGCCAATGCTTCTACTGGCTCAATCACTTTATCAAACACAGGTGTTACTTCTATTGTCGCAGGTACTAATGTTACTATCAATTCAGCTACAGGTTCAGTACAAATTAACTCTAGTAACCCCGGCGGTACTGTGACTAGCGTAAGCACCAACAATCAAAACGGCGTTATTACATCTGTTGCTACGGCTACATCTACACCAAATATAAC